GGTTGGTTCGATCTGTGCTTTATCGGCTAGTTATTATCTAACTAGATATTATCTAGATAGAAAATAACTAACTAAGTAATATCTAGGGTATTATCTATTTTCTTTTTTAGTTAAGAACTAGTTAATACTAAGTATTATATATTATATATATACTATATAGAGGGGTGCCCATGAGACGTGCGGTTTTGTTTGTAGTGTTTTTGGTTCTGTCGGGCTGCGCTATTCCAGATACAGGCTGTTGGTCTGGGCTAAATAACGTATATTGCCAAGACTTAGAAAACTTGGATGAGGAACGGCGGTGGAATATCCCCCCAGCACCCCCCTCTGGATTGAATGCGACATGTGTGAAGAGTGGTGGTGCAGCTTCCACGACAGCCATGTCTTTGACTGCGCCTGCCCTGAAATTGAAGACTTTATAGAACTTGGCGTAGAGCCATACTCTACTCCTAAGTCTGACCCTAAGGTTTTGTTGGCGATAGCAAAAAAATCGGGGACGAGATAGGTTTCGACACCTCATAAACGTTGAGCTTGGGGTGGACGCCAGTTCGAGTCTGGCCGTCTCCATAATTACACACCTTCAGGTACCGATGACGTTATCAAAAAAAGAGGAGCGGAAAAAACGGCAGTTCGGTCCCAAGGCTGACTGGATACGGACCTTGCCGTGTGCGGCCTGTGGGCGTGACGGGCCTAGCGACCCTGCACATATGAGATCGCGTGGCGCCGGGGGTACCAGTGACCACCTAGTGCCGCTTTGCAGGATGTGTCATATCGAGCAGCATGCGAAAGGAATTAAGACATTCTTTTCAAAACATGGTATAATTGACACATTAGATTTAGCTGATCAGTATCATCAAAGGTGGATCAATGCTAAACGATCAGGATTTACAGAGTACTGGAAAAGCAGAGAAGACGACATCCTGTACTGAAGAATACGACTTTACCTACCTGAGTCTTGGTGCAGGAGTTCAAAGCTCGGCGCTTCTTGTGTTAAGCTGCACAGATGATCGTGTCCCTAAGCCTGATGTCGCAATCTTTGCAGACACAGGCGACGAGCCACCATGGGTGTATGAGTACCTTGATGCTCTTACAGAGTGGGCAAAACCACATGGAGTTGAGGTTGTAAAGGCCCAGAAGGGCGTTCTGAGCGAATCTTTTATTAAAGACCGTGATGAAGGCAGGCGCTTTGTTAGTGTCCCTGTTTTTACAGCAAAGCCTGATGGCAGTAGGCGGGGTATGCTTAGAAGGCAATGCACAAACGAATTTAAGATTCAACCAATCATACAAGAAGTTCGTAAGATTTTGGGCTATGGGTACCGACGAAGAGTAAAAGAAAAGGTTCGTGCAATGCTTGGCATCACCACCGACGAAGCCCAGCGCATGAAGCCATCGCTGTTTAAGTGGTGTACTAATACCTATCCGTTAATCGACCTCGACCTTCATCGTAACGATTGTTATCCAATACTGGAAAAGGCAGGTCTTCCTGAGCCCCAAAAGTCTGCGTGCGTTTATTGCCCATATCACTCCGACGACTACTGGCACTGGATGAAAACAACTCATCCCGACCAATTTCAACGCGCCGTTGACTTTGATTACGCAGTCAGGGATATGTCAAGGGGCGGGGGCCAGCTTCCCGCTTTTGTTCATTCAAGCTGCACTCCACTTGATCAAGTTGATTTTAAAAAATCAAATGACGGACAGCTTGACATGTGGGGTGAGTGTGAGGGAATGTGCGGTGTGTAGGTTGTGAAAAACAAAGATGAAATCAAACCAATTAAATTAAAAGAAGTTGTTCCTGTTATAGAGGAAGCCGTAGAAGCTTATCGTTGCGCGACAGCCGCAATGCGGGGCACACGCTCAAAAGCCATGCTTCACATGAGCGAATATGCTTCGCACGGCAATGGGAAGGTGCGGTACACTGGAAAATCTGCATCAGACATCTTAGAAGACTATCTTACGGGTCTTGGATTTAAAAGAGAAAGTCAAATGTTTTATGATTTGGGAAGAATCGTCATGGATTATGCAGAGCTTGGTACTTTTTCTGAATTAGAAATTATATATTGGTGCAAGCTTAGTGATGTAAGTTATGAGCTATAAACAATAATCATGAAACTTGACCTTCAAACAATAAGATCCGGGCTGCACAAACTGCCTGATTCTGAAAAAATAGAGATTATGCGGTTGCTTGATGAGCTTGAGACCGCAAAAACTAAAGAACTTTCCAATGAAGATTTTTTAGGATTTGTAAAACATGTTTGGCCAGCGTTTATTGAGGGCAACCATCATCGTGTAATGGCCGATGCGTTTAACAGAATTGCGAAGGGTGAGTTAAAGCGCCTGATTGTGAACATGCCACCGCGTCACACCAAGTCTGAGTTTGCTTCTCATTTGTTCCCTGCGTGGTATCTGGGCAAATATCCTGACCGTAAGGTAATTCAGACGGCACACACCGCCGAATTAGCCGTAGGCTTTGGCAGAAAAGTTAGAAACTTGGTTGGGTCCGACGATTATCAAAGTATTTTTCAAGATGTGTCTCTTGCGTCAGACTCCAAGGCCGCAGGTCGCTGGAGTACAAACAAAAATGGAGAGTATTTTGCTATTGGTGTTGGCGGTGCGGTAACAGGTAAAGGTGCCGACATTCTGATTATTGACGATCCGCACTCCGAGCAGGAGGCGGCGCTTAATGATCCGTCTATTTACGACAAAACCTACGAGTGGTACACCTCTGGACCACGGCAGAGGCTGCAACCGGGCGGTAGTATTTGCGTTGTAATGACTAGATGGTCTAAAAAAGATTTGACTGGTCAAATTTTAAAGTCATCTATTCAACGTGGCGGCGCTGATGAGTGGGAAGTCATTGAGCTTCCTGCAATATTGCCTAGTGGGAATCCGCTGTGGCCGGGATTTTGGCCACTTGACCAGCTAGAGGCACTTCGGTCAGAACTTCCTGTGTCAAAGTGGTCAGCCCAGTATCAACAAGACCCTACATCAGAAGAAGGAGCGCTGGTTAAGCGTGAATGGTGGAAAGAGTGGGACAAAAAGTCCCCTCCCGCATGTGAATTTGTTATTCAATCATGGGATACTGCGTTTCTTGCCAAGGAAACGTCTGATTACAGTGCTTGCACAACTTGGGGTGTCTTTTATGATGATGATGGAAACTCGAATATTATTTTATTAGATGCATTCCAAGAAAGACTTGAGTTTCCAGACTTAAAGGTTCGTGCTTATGATATGTACAAGGAGTTCGAGCCTGATGCATTTATTGTAGAAGCTAAAGCGTCTGGGTCACCTTTAATTTTTGAGCTTCGCAGGATGGGAATTCCTGTAAGTGAATACACGCCAAGTAGAGGCAGGGATAAAGTTGCTCGCGTAAATGCAGTTTCTGATCTATTTTCATCAGGACTTGTTTGGGCACCTAAGACAAGGTGGGCAGATGAAGTTATGGAACAGTTTGCGTCTTTTCCTGCCGGAGACCACGACGACTTAGTTGATTCTGGTACGCAAGCATTGCTTCGATTTCGTCAAGGTGGATTTGTTACTATTAATAGTGACGAAAAAGAAGAAGAGTTTTATCGACATCGCAGAGCAGACTATTATTAATCAGGTAGCAAACAATGGCTAACGGAAACAACAACAGATTAGACCCAGAACCGGAAGGTTCACGACTCGAAAGGTTTTTTAGTGGACTAGATCGGGTACTAAATCCTGAAACTACCACAGGGACAGGGGCACTGTTAGGCGCCTCTATGCTCCCCGGCGTAGGTGAAGGGCTTGATGCAGCAGAAATTGTATCAGGCCTTCGTAACCGCGATCCAGTGCAAGTAGGCTCTGGAGTTTTGGGCTTAATGTTGCCTTTTGTTGGTGCCGGTATGATCAGAAGGGGTGTTACAAAAAGCGGAAAGGTTCGAGAAGTTGGCCAGTCTTGGCGTCCGGGGATGACGCAGAGAGAGGCGCAATTAGCCGCGCAGCGCCGAGGGTACAGAATTAAAAAAAATGATTACGGCGAATTTGTGGTTACTAAAAAAGGACAGCTTGATCCAGAGGCTGACGATTTTATTGAATACTTTGCAAGTGATCTTGAAGATGCCGTCAAAACAATGGACGTTGAGGCAAATTTTTCAGGAACAATTCCTAAAATACAAAAGGTTGTAACAGAAGATGGTTACACATTCTATAAACAACCTGATGGGAGATGGACAGACCATCCTTATGGCCAAATAGATATGGCCTATGAGGACACTGACGAGCTTATGAGGGCGGTTAGCAGTGGCCCCGAGGATCTTTCGTATGATGAATTTGTTAGACGCGATCCACCAGAAGCTATACTTGAATCACTTATTGAAGAAATAGATGCGCCTGATATAGATTTAAATGATCCTAATATAAAATCTATTTTGGCTAATGACGCAATGCGTCGGCACAACGTGCCGGAAGAAGCTCGGGAAGCACTAAGTCGCCACATGGAGGGTCATCAGTATACTCCGCTTGGATCAGAGTCTATGGTAAACCCCCTTCGATTTGGGGGAGAAACAATACAGACGTTTGACGACATCTATGATGAAAACGCCCAAAGTATTGCGGATATATTTGATGAAGGGGGCGAATCTGCGTTGCGGGATGTCAAAAGAGATGAGGATATTATGCAGATAATACTAGAAGCCTTAGGCAGATCACAACGCGAGTCATAAATCAATGGCTATTGATAAAGTTCTGGAACAACTTGGTGGCATTTTAAGTGCCCCAGAAGATTCACAAGAAGACTTGATTGAAGTTGGCTTAGGAAATGATCGTATGATTGATCCGTTTTCAACAACTTCTGATGAAGAAATAATTGTTATTGAAGAAGACGATGGTGGAGTCACAATCGACTTTAATGGCGGAGAAAGCCTTCTTGGTCTAGGAGAGGTTTCCTTTGATGCCAACCTTGCTGAGTTCATCGAAGAAGATGATCTAATGCACTGTGCGTCAAAGCTTGTCTCTATGTACCAAGAAGACAAATCTAGCCGCAAACAATGGGAAGAGTCGTACAAGGAAGGGCTAGATTTGCTTGGACTGGAAATGGAAGACAGGACCACTCCATGGGCAGGCGCTTGCGGCGTGTTCCACCCACTTCTATCTGAATCTGTTGTGCGCTTTCAGGCCCAGACTATTCAAGAAATATTTCCAGCTAGGGGTCCAGTTAAGGCTCATATCTGGGGCGTAACCACACCAGATACGATTGCTCAAGCAGAACGTGTCAAGGAGTACATGAACTACCAACTCCTTGAGGTAATGACAGAATACCGCGCTGAAACAGAAAAGCTTTTGTTTAGTTTGCCGCTTTCAGGTGCCGCATTCAGGAAAATATATTATGACCCAACCATGGGTCGCCCCTGTTCTATGTTTGTGCCAGCAGAAGACTTTGTTATTTCATACGATGAAAGCTCGCTGGACAACGCAGAGCGCTACACACATGTAATGACCCGAAGCACAAACCATATTCGTAAGCTTCAGGTTAGCGGTTTTTATCGGGACGTTGAGCTAGGATCTCCAGAGCACTCGGTAGACGTAATAAAAGACAAGTACGATGAAATATCTGGTGTGTCGTTTTCCGGGCAGGATGATGACCGCCACCAACTCCTTGAAATGCATGTTGATTACGATCTACCCGGTTTTGAGTCCCCGGATAAAATTGCGCTACCCTATGTAATTACAATTGATAAATCAACAAACACGATTCTTTCTATATACCGCAACTGGGATGAAGACGATCCTATGCGAAAAAAGATTCATCACTTTGTTGATTATGGATATGTGCCCGGAATCGGGTTTTATAACCTTGGATTAATTCACATGATTGGCGGACTAGCCAAGTCGGCCACAAGCCTTCTCCGCCAGCTTGTAGATGCAGGTACGTTGTCGAACCTGCCGGGCGGTTTAAAAACTCGTGGCTTGCGTATCAAGGGTGACGATACGCCAATTATGCCCGGAGAGTTTAGGGATGTAGACGTGCCCGGCGGTGTTATTCGCGACAACATTACGTTTTTGCCGTACAAAGAACCTTCAGGTGTTCTTTATCAACTGCTTGGCAATATCGTAGAAGAAGGTCGCAGGTTTGCGTCGATGGCTGACGTAAAAATTGATGACATGAGGCAGGATGCACCTGTGGGGACCACGCTTGCAATTCTTGAGCGAGCCATGAAGGTGCAGTCTGCTATTCAAGCTAGAATTCATGCAAGCTTGAAAAAAGAATTTAAAATTCTTACAAGAATTATTCGCGACCACACCTCTCCCTCTTATCCTTACGAAACAGAAGAGGGTGAAGCAATTAAAGCAGAAGACTTTGACAATCGTGTGGATGTTATTCCGGTGTCAGATCCAAACGCTTCAACACTGTCACAAAGAATTATGCAGTACCAAGCTGCATTACAATTAGCTGCACAAGCGCCAGACTTGTACGATATGCCGATACTACACAGGCAGATGATGGAACTTATTGGCATTCCTAATGCAGATGAAATTGTACCGGATCCCGCAGACATTAAGCCTGAGGATCCCGTTACAGAAAATCAAAATATGTTAATACTCAAGCCAATTAAGGCGTTTGAGTATCAAGATCATGCAGCCCATATTCGTGTTCATATGGTATTGCGTAATGATCCACAGATTGCTCAAGACACACAAAACTCTCCAATGGGTGGCGCTGTGATGGCTGCTATTGATGCACACATTAGAGAGCACCTTGGCTTCCAGTTAAGGGATCAGATTGAGCAAGAGCTTGGTGTGCCGCTGCCACCTATGGGCGATCCGTTGCCCGCAGACGTAGAAAAACGTCTTAGTGTCCTTGTTGCCGATGCGGCAGATCAGTTACTCGGAAAGAAGCAACAGCAGGCACAGGCAGAACAACAAGCTCAGCAGCAACAAGATCCAATTGTCCAGCAGCGTGAGCGTGAGCTTGCAATCCGTGAGCAAGACGTACAACGGAAGGCGCAAGCAGACGCTGCAAAAATGGGAATTGAACAACAGAAGCTTGCTGCAAAACAACAGAAAGATGCCGTAGATGCCCAGATTAAAATGGAACAGATCCAAACTGACAAAATGGTTGACATGGCAGAGCTTTCTCTTGAGCAAGCAGAGCTAGAAGCAAAGACCGGCATAGAACAAGAAAAAATGGAAGCAGAAGGCTACAGATACGCAATGGATCAATTAAAGGGAGAGTAACTAGTGGCCGACAGCGTTCTTGGCTCGCTAAGAAAAAAAC